GAGAATCGCTCCTTGCCGTCCAAGATAATTGCTGACTCCAGCAGAATATCGCGCTGGGATACACCTACATCCAAAGCTACACCGCCAGAGTATGGTGGTGTCATGTACAGCATACCAGTAGAATCTAGGGGAGGCTTGTACGGATCCGTCCAGTTCGTGTAATTATCCATATCGTTCTGCTGGATCCGATCAGATCGTTGAGCTACCCATACGACCTGAGTACACAAATTCTTCATTAAGAGAGTGAGATCGTTTGATGCACCGTACTGTCCATCGGCTGAAACCACATCAATTTGGGAAATAATGAATGAATGCTCAGTATTTGCTACATGCGTCAGCTCGGCATCTCCCAGGAAGATATAGTTCGCCTCAATGAACGGGTTCAAGTTCCAGTACATCAACTCAGGGTTCGTGGGAACTGGAGTCGTGTCGTACGTGGGAGGAGACAGGAAATTGTTCATCGTCATTTGGGAACTGCTGGAATCCGGGGCAATACGGACACCGAAGTTAGGATTTGGCTGGCCGTTAATGGTTTCACGAACGTCGCGAATCGTGAACAGATCGTACATGCTTTTCAGTTCTACCACGATTTCTACTAGAGAGTTCTGGAGTGCGCCAAGAGGCAGAGCGGATCCTACGTTCTCACAGAACCAAAAATGGAGAGGAACGTTGAGGACGCGACCGTAAATTGACGGCTCAGCGGGTGATCCAGCCGTTGAAATCGCATGAGGGTACTGATTCAGACGATCGTAGGCATTTGCTGGGTCATAAACTTCGGGCAAGTTACCTACCATCTGATTGACCATGGCCTTCTTATTGGCATCAAAGTTCAAGTCAGCATACAACTTCATCCATTCTCCAGTGTGCCGAGCAATTTCCTGACCGTTGATGACGATAGATACATAATTGATCATATTGTACCCGATATTACGAACCCAGTTGAATTCGTACCCAATCGCCTGAGAATTCGAATTCAGGTTTGGGTGAGTTGTGCTTACCGGAACGACCGACGAATATATATTCGGAAGCGTCATAACGATATAACAATCGTTCAAAAGCTGGGCAAACTGCTCAACTTTTGCTCGTAACGTCAGCGAACCTGAAACAGGAAGACGTAAATTTTTGGACTTGAACACCAATTCAAACTGTTCCATCGCGAAATCCGTGTGGCGCTTATACACCGACCTAAAATGAGTGAACGATGGGTTCCCACATACTAGTTGATCTTGTGCGCCTTTATTGACGAGCTGAATTACACCTCCAGACATCCTCTTACTTATTTACTGAATAGTTTTATGCGTGAAAACGATGCGGATTAAGTAACGGTTAACCGAAAACTGCCTCCCAGTAATTTGCCTACACAAGATCACCTTCCTGTATCTTGCCAATACAGCACTTGCCTCCAGCAATCTTAGGACCTGGCTGTGTAATATTATTACAATCACATAGGCGAACAGCGATCAAGAATAGAGGGTATACTGCAGGATCAGGGTTAACAACGCGCATATAATCCGCAGTCTGTGATGCGCGGTAATTGATCCACTGTTCGTTAGTACGGCGAATACGGCTAGCTCCCGTATGCTTCTTAATGAGAGATGGAAGAGTGTAAGCTACCTGAGGAACCGTCGGAATATCTACATCCGTACCATCTGCAATTGTGTAAGCATAGGTACGAGCGCCATTCAAACGTTTCAGGCGAATCCAGTCGCCAGCCGATAAACCTACAGTTCCACGCTGGTTGTTTGAAGATGTGCGTCCATGGGCTACGGTGGCCATTTATACAACACCTGGGAAAAAGGAAATTGTGTTGGGGCCATTACGTGATCCGATTTGGAGCAGACGTTTATTGTCCTGGAACGCAAGGTAATCAAATATCTCATTGGTTTTGGGATCCATGATCATCACGATCCCCTTGATTTTTATAATTTGGAGTTTGCGTAGTTTCTTTAAGAGATTGCGCTGGTACAGTTGATCACGTTCGTCCGTCAAGTAAGATGGACGGTACGCTAAATCTTCAGCCGTAACGGCTGTATCGAAACGCATACACTGAATCACTGGCTGTTCACGCGAATGTAACTTACGATGAATCTCACAATCTACCGCGGCCTGCTTCAGAATCGTAGTAATACTCTTGATAATACGGTTCTTGCGGAAAGCGACTTCATACAGGAACTCATCAGACGTCATAAAGGTTTCGCGCGGCTCGTCACCTTCATACCGCTTTAACTCCATATCGTTACGACGAATGAGAGTGATATTGGGTCCTTCCTGATCTTTCATCTGCTCTTCAGAAAATACTGACATGTATAGTTTTACGGTAACTGTACGGTCTTCGGGAGGTAGAGACGCATGAGAGTTCACGCGAATAGCGCGGCCAATCACCTGCTCAATACGACCAGGGTTCCAGTACGGTTCCATGATGTAGACGTTTCGGACATTCTTTAAGGTAATACCTTCAGCTGCCTTCTTGGTTCCCATGAAAATACACAGACGTCGCTCCTTGATTGAATCTTTCAGAGATGAAGGAAACGTTTGGCTGTAATCTTCATTGAAAATCTGGCGCATCAGTTCAGCCTCTTCTTCCGTCTCGTCGCCAGTATACATTCCAAACGCCGGCACACCTTTCTCCATCTCGCCTTCGCGCCACTGTCCACCTTCCTTAATGAGCTTGTACTTCTGAAACCCATTATGCTTCAGAATGATCGCGAATAAACCCAACCCTTCCAAAGACTTGTATTCGGAATATACGAACTGGTTATGCAGTTCTCCCATCTTTCCAACAGTAGATTTCAGATCTTTCAGCATCTGTGCCATTTTGGGTGAGAAATGAGCAAGGACTTTAGGAGTTAAGAACCGTTCCGGATCTGCCTCCAACTTATCCAGAATAACCTGCTTGTCTTCCGGAATAGGTCGGCCGTACATTGACATCTCGGTCTCATTCTCGTCCGTCAACTTATACTTGAACTCTGGCGGAACCGCAAAGTTACATACGAGGCGCGACGTCATTCGGAACGAACCCATTTCGTCGTTCAGGGACGGAGACCGTTTCTTTTTGGCTTCACGATCAATCTCTATCTTGCGGGCTTCTAAGTACATAAGGTACTGTTCTGGAGACATCGCGATTTTCTGCAGGGTCTTCTCTTCATCCAACCGTTTCGGAATGAGTTTCTCGTCGGCTCCCTTGTAGTACGATACTAGACCTTGGATACGCCGTCCGAACATCAGAGCGTTCTTGATATTCAAACCGTCAACGAACGTATTAATGAATCCTTGTGGTCCATCAAAATCGGTAGGCAAGCATTCCAGCTTTTCAACCCCCATTTTATCTTCACCCAGCAACTCTACACCCGCAAACTTGGTTTCAAACTCAGTCTTCCATTCCGTTGCCCATTTACGAATATCAGTCTCCTGCTTGTAATCTTTATTGTACTTCACGGCAATACGATCACCCTTGTCGTTATACACGCTCTCAAAATAAGGAGGATTACGAGTAATCTTGATTTCGTGCTTTACCGAATTGTACTCTATCGTATCCACATCCTTCTGCTGCCGGAAAAAAGCAGTCATCAGAGCTTCGTCCCAGGCCATTGCCGCCTTGGTAGGAACCGTAACTCGTTCAATGGGTCCACGCAGAAGATTCATCATGAATGCGATTTCCTGTGGGCGATTGATTACTGGAGTTCCAGATAGAGCCACAACTTTACAGTTGGTGGCATTGTAAATCATATTGTACAGCTTCTGCTTGATTTCGCGCTCGGACAGAACCGAGCTAATTAAGTTATGTGCCTCTTCCAAAATCACGATGGAATCATCGAACATCCGTTCAGACGGCAGAAGTTTGTCGACATTCGATTCCATGATACCGTTATAGTTAATGAAATGGAAGCGTGAATTGATCATATCGTTGACCTGAGCTTCAATACCCTTTTGCTGGTCACGAGTCAGAGTTCGGAAGTTAGGAGCGGCTTCAGGAACCGTCATAAAATAGCTTCCGTTCTTGTCCAGGTACTCTTCCGTAATACCCAATGATTTTGCAGTATCGCGATCCTCTTCCGATGTAATCTGTTTCTTCATCCAGTGCTGATCTAGGATATACACTGGATCGCCACACTTCCGGATCTCTTCAATGAAATTGGCACGAAGCGAAGCAGGGAGAAGAACATAGACCTTCTTATTGCTCATTAAAGACTCAGCAACTGCAATAGCCGAACACGTCTTGCCTGAACCGAGACCGTGGAACAGCAAGAGACCACGGTAAGGAGTTTCAATAAGCAAGTAATCGCGAACTAGCTTTTGGTATGGGAACAGCTCACCCGGTTTTCCATCAGTGCCCTCTACATCTTTTTGGCGGTACTTCAAGAAGATTCGGGTTATGGAATCTGCGAATGCTCGGCGACTAGGCAGAACGTATGACATTCTCACTTAATTTTAGAACCGAAATGATAATGGAAGAGGTTGTCCGCAAGAATCCAAAACTCTGGACTGTCGCAATTTACTTGTTTTATGTGGCGGGATTCCTTTACCTAAAGCCATCTGTAGCTTTCGGAAAAGACGGAAATATCCGTCCCTTTGGAGTTGGAAAGAAGGACTCTACAGTCTTCCCAGTATGGATTTGGATTCTCGCACTGGCAGTGGCTGCGTACTTGACTGTAGTGTACATCTTAGACTTCCAGATGTAAATTACTTTCCGACCTTTCATTCTTACGGCGTTCAAGTGTCTCTTTTATAGAACGAAGACGATTAGCTATATGTTCAGGTGATTGTTTTTTCCCCATATGAGCTTTACTCTTTTTGAATTTGGTTTCATCTGATTCTTTCTTTCCTAATTTATTTATGTTACCTTTCATTGCATGACTTTTCTTAGATTTAGTTTAAACTTTTCTTTCCTTGACTTTGACTTCTAAAGTTCATAGAAAAAGGTGTCTGGATTGAATTTCGCTTTATCTAGCAGGTTCCGCAGGGCGTCTTCATCTGCTAATTTATACTCCCCAATCTTCTGGTAATTGTTTTCCAAAACATCGCCCTCATGAACGATCATATCTTTCTGAGGTCGCTGGGACAGTGGATGAAGCACAAGTTCAGGAACAGATTCCGTTCCTGT